CGGCAGCTTCTCTAAGGATTCCACCATCCCAAACCCACTCTTTACCTTCCATGATACCTTCTACAAAAGCATCAGGAGCTGAGGGATCTGCAACAATATCAGCTGCAGTTGATAACATAAAGTCATCACCTACAATGTTTACTCCTTCTCTTGTTGCTTTGAGTGATCCAATGCCTCTAGAAGAAACACCAAGTTTAACTCCTTCACCAATGAGAGACTCTGCAATCTTACCCATTGGAGTTGATAAGATTTTGGCTTTACCAATAAAGTTATTTCCACTCTCTTTGAGAGAAACAATCTTGTGACTGACGCGATCCAGATTGACAGTTGGGCCTTCTGGATGTCCCAATTCTCCAAGAGCTCTTCCTGATTGAACGTGGTTTTCGTTATATCTTTGAACTTCCTTTCTCAGGACATTCATAGGATACATACGACCATTTCTGTTCTGAAGGTCACCTTGTAAAAAGATTCCTTCAATGAACATGTTCTTTCTACCGTTCTTTTCTTCAACGATAAAATCTACTGATTCGATTTCTTCTCTGATTAGTTTCATTGTTCTCAGGATCTTTGTACTTGTTGGATGAAAGCAGTTCCAGTGCCTGCATTAGTCTTTACTGAAACTTTGAAAGATGCTCTCAATACAGCAGTGTTGGGACTTTGGAGAACATCAGTAACAGAACTAGTATCTGCATCTACAGTGACTTGACAACTAAATTCGCCATGAACACCTGCAGAAGCATTAACTTTGGTTATTAGTTTATGATCAAAATCAAAATTTGATTGACCAATAACCCTTAAGGTGACTGCATTACCTACATCAAAACAACTACCAGTTCCTTCTTGAAATTGAAGGATGGTAGGGTTACCAGTAGTAATACCAACAACTGGTTGGGATCTTACTGGTCCAAGTGAGATTTCGTTGGCTCCAACAGTTCCAACGTAATAGTCTTCATTGGTTGCAACGGGAGCAGGTCCATACCTTACATAGACACCTGCACCTTCAGCATAGATTCTAAGAGAATCAGACTGTTGCTGAAACGCAGCCGTCGTAGTAGCTGTACCTGATGTTGAAATGGTACTATTGATACCAACTGGCCTGACGTTAGACATTATGTTTCATAGTTCTATAATACTTATTTATTATTCTTAGTCTTCTTCTACTTCATACTCTTCTTCATCACCTGATGATACCTCTAACTCATCCTCAACTTCATATTCATTATCTATTTGTAGATTGGGCTCATCAAATACCTGATTAGCTACTTGAGGCCTAATAGCATCAATTTTTTCAGCAGTTTTAGCAAACAAAATGTCTTTAATTTGATCACTAACTTGTGAGGGAGATTCATCACTCACTAACAAATCCATTAATTCTTCCATGTTTAATCCTTTTTAGTGTTTATTTAGATTACACCCTTGTTTTTAAGATCAGGGCGAGATTTCTTATCCTCATCAGAACCTAAAGGTTTAGGTTCTGGATCTAAAGGAGCAGCTGCCATTCCTGGAGGTGGAGCATTATCTACAGGGGCGCCAGGAACAAGTGCCTGATCACCACCCATAGCATTAGGATCCTGTTGCATCATCATTGCGGGATCAGGAATAGCACCACTCTCAATTTCTTCAGCAATCTGTTCATCCATTTCAATCATTTCCTCATCAGTCTGACGTAGGATGTGACGTCTTACATATTCCTGTGAGTAATATCTCCCAACATAAGGATCAACTTCAGCTGCCAGAGTAACTCTCTCACGGAGAAGTTCAGCATCCTTGAGTTCAGCAAAGTGGTTGTCATACAGGAAGTCATACTGAATGTGATCAGCCATATACTCCCAATCTTCAGGAGTAATAATGTTCTTCAGAAGAAGTTGAGTTCTCAACATATCATTGAACATAGAAGAGAATCTCTTTCTCATTCTGCCAACAAACTTGGAGAACTTGATTTCATCTCTCATGATCTCTGACGATCTACCCAGTGAGAAACCACCTTCACCTTCAATCCTTGTTTCAGGAACATTCAGTGCTCTGTAGAGTTTTCTTTGAAAGTAGTTGATGTCAGTAATTTCACCAAGGTTCTGACCACCAGGCAGAGTGGTGATTTCTGTACCTCTACCACCTTCTCTTCTAGGTAGCCAGAAGTCTTCCATCATACTCATAAACTTCTTGTCATCTCTGATCTCACCAGTACCTGCATCATAGACTAGCTTGTTACGATATCTCATCATAACATCTCTAAGATATTGTTCTGCCTTCATCTTGGGCAGGTTGCCAACATCAATATAGAAGATTCTTCTTTCTGGTGCCCTAGAAAGTCTGTAGATAACAAGTGCGTCCTCAATCATCATCAACTGGTTGAGGGGTTTAATAGCTTTGTGCAACCAGGAAAGAGTTGATCCTCTGTTTCTGTCTACCAACCCTGAGGTACAATAGGTAACAGAATCACGTGTCATCTTGATTCCTTTTGCTGCTGAGTTAGCAGCATAACCAGAGGTAGCACCACCAGTTCCAAAACCAGGATTGTAGATAAAGAATTCTTCAATCTCTGGGAACTCAAAGGTTTCAGGGTCTTCTCTATCAAAAGTAGCACGCAGTCTATCTACACTATCCTTACCTTTCTGCTTTAACTTACGAATAAAACGCATCTTAGCTGCGTCAATATATCTCAGTTCTTGAATACCAGCCTGTGGATTCTTCTGGTCAATAACTTTGTTGTAATAGATTCTTCCATCAATATACCAGTTACGAAAAATCTCGTGTGCCTTCTTATCAAAGTCAAGCAACTCTAAAATATACTTAAACTCTTCTCTAATTTTCTTTTTGATATCCTCACTAGCATTGAGATTAGATAGTTCAATACCTACAGGTGAATCATTTGTATCTGAGACAATTGCCTCATTTACAATGTCCTCAATAGCACTATCAGTCTCAGGATACAGAGCCATACCTCTGTATCTTCTGATGAGGTCATTTTCAGTTTTATAGATTCCTTCAGTATCTACATAGCTACCAAAAAACCCGCTTGATACGTAGTGCTCATTAGCATCCGCATTAGTAGGCGGAACTGGTGAGACTAGACCAGGCGGGGTTTTCTCGTTATCTTCAATTGAGAATCCAAATAAGCGCGCAACCATTATATGTAAACTAGAATTGTCTTCTAGTTATTTATCAATTAATTTGAACCTCACCTGCGGCGCTGGTATTGGACTGGAGTGAATTACCAACTGTGAAGTACTGAACCTGGAAGGTTACAGTGAATTCTTCAATAGCTCCATCAGAGCCATAATTCAGATCAATAGTACTGATTTCAGTGGGGAAGATGTCATAGAACTTGTAAGTTCTAAGAACAGCTGTCTGAAGTCCAGGACTGTTCTCAGTAGAGAACTTCTCCTTACCTCTACCCAATTGTTGTACATAAGCATCAGTCATGTAAGAGGATGGGTTGGTAACACCAGTGGCATCAGTCAACTTACTCATTACATTAGACCATCTCTCAAACGCAGTTCTGAGTTTGAAGTCCTCATCATTGATGATTGTAACCTGCCAATCAGCGAAGGTTCTATCACCAGCTACCTTCAGAGTTCTACCTCTAAAAGGAATGGTAACAGCGTTGATGGTTGAAGCAGGTAATTGAGCTGCCTTACACATAAAGTTAAAGGTGCCATTTTCCTCTTGAATTCCTGGCCCCCAAGCCTCAGAAATGGATGAGGGGAAGGAAGGAATAGTTACTTCAAATAGATTAGGGCGTGCACCCCCGCCCTGTAATCTAGATTTAAATTCTGAAAGTGTTTTTGTTACTGCCATTGTAGGGTCCTCCTATAGTGATTTATAATAATCAAACAGTGCCAACTACTTCACTGAAATCAATTCCAGTTCTGGTAGCAACAAATGTAAGAGTGATGAAGTTGATAGACTTAGCTGGTTGTAAGAAGATATCAGCTCTGAACTCATTATTATCAATCACATCAGGTGTGTTGTTAGTTTCATCACAAACAATGAGGAAATCATAGACTCCTCTCTTAGCCTGTACATCTCTCAGGTAGGGCTCAACAATGTTAACAAAGTTGGCTCTGGTGAGAGAATCATTCAGTTCAAACAGTGTGGACTCAGAAGCTCCTTCCAGAGCCTGTTCAACTGTAAGGAACAGTCTTCTAACATTGATTCTATCAAATGCGGAAGCGTAACCCAGGGCTGTTTTATCACCAAAGAGAACTGTACCAGCTCCCTGTTTGGTAACAATTGGGTTGATTCTCTGTGCGTACAGGAGATCTCTCTGATCTTTATCAGGGTTGTAAGCCAACTTAACTGCGTTGTTGATTACACCTCTTTGTAATCCAGCTGGTGAGAACCAAGGATAGGACTCAATAGAAGTTCTAACACACAAACCAGCCACATCACCATTAGTTGGGATGTATACAAATCTGTTGTTGAATCTATCAAAGGTGTACTTGTATCCTGAATCCAGGATCGCGTAAGAGGAAGAAGAAACAGGTGAGTAGAATTGAAGAACGTTTTGTGTTTGTGTAGCTGAGTTAGTTACATTAACAACNNTTGCTCTGTGGGGTGAGATTGTAGCGATACAATCCTTTCTACCTTGAGCCAGTGAAATCAGGAGATTTGCTTTGGCTTGTGAATCAGCTTCAGCTGNCAATCCAGGACCCATAATCAGGTAATCTACAGCCTCATCATCTTTGTTGGTGAAGTATCTGTAGGATGTAGCCAAACTACCCAGTGTAGCTTCCATACCACCATTAGCGGTATAATCAACTCCACCAGAAAGGTTATAAGTTACATTACCAATACCACTGAATGTAACTCCTTGTGCATCTTGACCCCAAAGGCCATCACCAGTTGATACAGGGGTATTATTGGTAGAGAATCCAACAGCTGTTGGAGTGGTACCCCAATAGTTATCTGTTGCTTGGGATACATTGTATCCAGCAAAGATCCAATCAGAGTTCTTAGTAATCCAGTTCTTGTAGTATGTCTTGAGTGGATTCTCACCATCAGCAGCTGCGTCAAGTGCCTTGGAAAGGAAGAGGCTCTTCTCTAGGATGTTACCCTGAATACCAGTTACATTACCTGTATCATCTACAACTGCAATGTGGAGGGAATCATTAGTACCACCTCTTGAAGTAACATAGTTACTAGAGATAGGTCTAGGAGCGATTGTCTTCCAGAATACAGTAGAGTTGGTGAGGTTTAGAGTTTGCTCATCATACCAGTCTGTTGCTGATTGAAGGATAGTAGTACCAGTTACCAGTTCATTCCCATCTTCAAAAATAACACTATCATCCTTCATGAAGGAAGCAGCTGAGTTATATTCTTGATAGGTAACAGGTGTTACTGCTCCAGCTGTTGTGGTTACTCCAGATACTGTAGCAACTGAATTAGCCAGAATACCAATAGCTTCAACTGTAACTGCTGCTCCAACAAGTGCTGTAGCACCCACCCCAGTACTCAGGGTAACTGAGGTTGTACCAACTCCAGTAATTAGTGCTTGATTTAATCCACAACCAGTGAAGTAGTTACCAACTTCAACAGAGAGGCTTACAATACCATCAGTATTAGCAATGAATACAGTGGTAAGACCACTACTTACATCTCCAGCTGTTACTGCAATTGAGACTGTTTGAGCAGGTGCTTTAGTTACTGTACCAGCAATTGCTGTTGCTACTTGTACAAAACTAGCTCCAACTGATACAATTGGGTTGTTGATTTGACCTGCATCACCTATTCCAGGTTCAAGGTTGATAACATCACCAGCAGCGATACCAGTAACACTATCTAAGAAAACAATATCAGTACCAATACCATTAGCTACCCCCTTCTCAGCTGTAATAGCTACACTTACATTAGTAGTAAGTTCCAGGTTGTAGGATGTTGTATCAGGAGCTACTCTCTCAAGTACCTTTACATCAAAAGAACTATTTCCATTGATAGAATCAGTTCTGATTCCAGTAACAATTCCTCTCAGTTGTCCAGTAAAGGTAGAAGTAGTTCCATCTCCAGGAATGGTGATATTGGACTTGGTTGCTGTAACAGAGTACCCAACCTGTACACCCATATCAGCCAAACTGGTGGTAGTAACACCAATTGTTTGGTCAGTTACGTTATCAATGAAACAAACTTTCAGATCTTGAGCCCAAGAACCAGGGTTTCTGGCTGAGTAAGTAAAGTCTGTTGATGTCTCATAGTTTAACTCATAATCATCCTTATTCTCAATAAGGAGTGAAGTATCAGTTCCTACACCTACACCAGCATTGGCGTTGTTCAGTGTAGTTCCACTTGTTCTAACAACCTTCAGAATTCCTCCATAGGTGAGGAATGAAGATGCAGACATCCAGTATTCGTATTGCCTGTCGGTTGACATTGGCTTACCGAAAACGTTGATCAGCTCTTGCTGAGTCCTGATAAGATAAGGCTCATTAACAGGTCCAATAGGGAAAGGACCAGCGATTGCACCGATATTATCAAGAACGTTTTCGGCTCTGCCGACTGTAAGATCAACCTCTCTGACGATTACGCCTGGAGATAATTGAGGAGTCGCCATGTTTCTCTCCCTTGGTTCTCAGTTTATCTGAAAATATTTATTGTTTCGAGTGTTTTGAGTGGGGAATTCTGCAGTGAACTAGTTCATGAACTACCAATCAGGATACTCCCAATGATCTGAGGTTTTCTTTACTCTCTTCTTACAACACTCCTTACACTCATAGGAGTAAGAGGAAGCACCAGACCCTCTATCCTTTCTAGTTCTATAGAAACCATCAATTAAATTTTTAAACTCACCACAACATCTACACTTCCTTTCATTGAGAAGAAGATGACTCAAACCCAACTGATCTTCCATATCCATTACCAGGAGTCCCACATGTATGTCATATTTTCCATTGTATCTCCATATTCACCAGGACTTGCTTTGGTCCACACATCTCCATCAGCCACAAAAGATTCATCATCCAGTCCATCACTGATGAAACCAAATGGTGCCATATCTGCCTCAATCTGTTCTTTCTGTTCTTGATATAATCTCTTTCTAACATCCTGGTCAGTCAGTTCCTTAAAGTAGTCCTGAGCAACCAACCAGGCATAGATGACTAGACACATAGCCAGGTCATCATTACATCCTTCTTCTGCCTCAAAGGAGTTGTGTTTCTGAATGAAGGTGGTGAGTTCTGAGATAACCTCATAATCACTAAAGATAAGTTTGTCTTCCTCAATCATAGTCTTGAGGTTGAGTGAACCAACCTTCTTCACAGTCTTGGACATCTTCACACCCAACTGTGTTTTGTTTCCAGAGAAACCTTGACCCACAACTTGTCCTGCTCTACCTCTCATAGAACATTGAAGTAGGTTTGGATACTCTAAATCATAGTTCAAAATACATGCAACCTGGTCTCCTACATCATTTACTTCACATAGAATCCATGCATCATTAAATGATTTGGCCACTTCAAAGATAACACTTGGGAACAACATTAGGTTTTATCATGTTGTCTCTATACTTTGCCACCATCCTGTGTGGGAAAGTAGTGATATCTACAACCACAAAGGCAGAGTAATCTCCTCCTACTCCCCTAGCAACGTCAACAGTTACTGCATAGTCATGGTCCTTGATTGGTTCTTGATATACATCTANCCCTGCATTTCTAGCAATGGGGTCTTCATATACCAGAGCCTTCAACTTACTAGGTGCAATCAGAGTATCAACAGAACCTAGGAATTCGCACTCAAACTCAATCTTGAACTGTTGTTCAGATGTGTTGGCAATAGTCTGTTCTTTCCAGACTGCATCCCTACCTGGCACCTCAGACCAGTGAACATCTGTTGGGATGTATTCATTCTTTCCTCTTTCAGCATCATGCCACAGACGATAGAAGTGATTCATACCATGTGGCGTAGAGACGATGATTACTTTCGTGCTCTTACCAGAAGTAATAGTAGGATAAACAGAGGCAAAGAAGGAATCAGCGACGTGGTTAGGAACGAACGCGAATTCATCAAGGAAGAGGATGTTAAACGACATACCTCTGACAGCAGACGCAGATGTAGAAGCTGACCAATATCTTACTGCCTATTTTCTAACTCAATCGTTACCTTTGTTCCATACAAGGACTACCTTGTTGCTATCCACTTTGGTAAGTTCTCGTATGCAGTTGCTAGCCTTGCNAATAGTT